CATTGTCTTTTTTATTAAATAACCTACGTATTAAATACCCTCTAATTATACTAACTATTAAAAATACAAAAGTAATTATAATGTTTTGGCTTATGCTTACTGCAATATCTAACAAAGGATATATTATTATTTGAATAATAAAAGAGGTAACTAACCCTATTACGGTATTAGCTACGCTCTCTATTATACTGTACTTCTTAGATTGCATCTAGTAATGAAATTTGTTTTACCGTTGCTTTAAATCTCTTATCTGCTTCTTTTACATTTAATATAGCTTGTTTATAGTAACTATCTTTTAATTCAATACCGATAGCTTTACGCCCTAAACTAACTGGACTAAATACCTCACTACCTACGCCCATAAAAGGAGTAAATACAATCTCGTTAGGATTAGAGTATAACTGAACTATTCTATCAATTACATCTAATTGCAAAGGGTGTACGTGTTTCTCGTCATCCTCTTCTTTTGTTTGTTTAAATGGTAGTACGTTATCTATTCTAATATCATCCCATACAGAAGATGCGTAACGCTGCCAAATATAATGACTTAACTTGTTTGTCTTTGGGTCTTTGTGGTCTTTAAAGTTCTTATTTAAGTACTCCCATAATTGAGCCTCGTTTAAATCTGAATCATTAGCATTATTCCATGCTCTTAAAATATTTGGTAATATTGGTATCTCTCCAAAGTATTTTTTTAATCCGTTAGGATGTGTTACTGGCACTTTGTTTTCTCCTTTTTTAGTAAATATTAAAACATAGTCAGGCATAGCTGTAAAGCATTTTGTAGAATCTTCTACTATAAATTTGTGCATTAAACTTTGTACCATTGTTCTCATTCTAACTTTCAAAGGTTCTTTCCATATTGTTATACGGTTGCGATATTCAAAACCATATTTCTCATGTAGCTTAATTATCTCGTGTGGAAAGTCCCAAAGCCTACAAGTGTTATCGAATACATCTGTACAATGAACAGCGTTTATACGCCCAGACTTTGTAACTCTTGCCATTTCTTTTATTAAAAACTCGTATTGTTCTAAAAACTGTTCTTTACTTTCGCAGTTACTAAAATCTCTTTCGCTACTTGAATAATTATACAGCCCAGCAAAAGGCGGACTATAAACAGACAAGTCAATACTTTCATCTTTTAGGGTTGTTATTACTTCCATACAGTCACTATTGTAAATGCTGTAATTTTCTTCGTGTGTTTGTTCTTTTGTCATGTTATATAAATTTAGGTTTAGTTATTTCTTTGTTAAATTCTTTTGTAATGTGTTCAAATGAACCATTAACATTATTAGTTAAATTAGTATGTAGTTCTATTGCTTTTTGGGTTTTCTTTTGTAGTGATTCTAGTACGCTTGTTTGCCCATCTGAAACAACCATATCTATTACTACCTCATTCTTTTGTCCGAACCTCCAAAACCTTCTTATTGATTGATAATATTGTTCATATGAATAAGTAGGAAAGAATACAGAATGATTACAATGTTGCCAATTTAAGCCCATTCCAGTCATCTTAGCTTTAGTAATAATTCTTTTTATTTTACCTTGCGCAAATGCCAAAAGTATCTCCTCTTTTCGTTCCATTGATTGACTCCCTATAATTTCAACCGCTTCAGAATCTAATTCCCTAAGTAGCTTACTTTCTTCATTTCTATTACACCAATATACAGAAGTTTTTCCCTTTGCTAATTCAACCGCCTTCTCACATCTTTCTTTTATTGTCTGCTTTACTTCGTGTCGTACTTCATTAAACCCCTTAGCAGGTTTATTAAACATCTGTATTTGACCGTCAACAGCTAATAAAGATTTGTTTTTAATTGTATGCGTATTAATTTTAAGTTCAGGAAGTATATACTTTTCATCTGAAAAACCTAAGTCGCTAGGCATCTTTATCATTAAAGCCCATTGATTGACCCATGAGAAAAAATCATTTTCTGCGTGTGGTTTTAAATACCATTTATCTCCAGCGTGTTTAGGGTCAATACTATTATTATTGTTTTTAAAAAACTTACCTAACATATCAGTATAACCCATATAACCTAAAGCCTCTGAGCTAGTGCCTAATTCTATAAAATCGTTAGGACTAGGTGTAGCTGTTGAAAGGAATCTATAAGGTAACTTTTTTACAAATGACGTAATTTGACCTTTAATTTTACCATCAAAGTTTTTAAGTATTGAGCTTTCATCTAATACAACCCCTTTAAAATCTTCGCTATTAAAATAATGTAGCCTTTCATAATTACATATTACAATACTGCTTTCATGCTTTCCATCCTTTGAATATTCAATGTCATCAATACCCATCTTTTCGGCTTCTAAAATAAACTGAAAAGCTACAGCTAAAGGAGTTAATATTAAAACCTTTTTGTTTGTGTGGTTTACTACATTCTTTGCGAGTGATAATTGTATTAAAGTTTTACCTAATCCAGTATCTGCAAATACAGCCATTCGACCTTTTAAACAAGCCTTAGTTATTATCTCTCTTTGAAAATCAAAAGCCATGTCGGGTATATAATTTGGCTCGAATCCAAAACTACCTAATAGGTGTTTCTTCTGTTCTAAAAATTCTTTGTAATTCATAGTTATTTAGTTTAGTTTGTACAATAGTAGAAAACATATTCCGTATAAAAAAATTTTATTGCAACTTTTTAATTTTATCCTTATAAATTACTTTCATTTCGATTAACTCAAGGATTGAATACTTTGTAGGCTCGCCTCTTAGCTTCTTTAGTTCTGCAAATCTACATAACCCTATTCTATTAGGTAGCCTTTCGGTATAATCTAATAATGCTCCATGTCGATGCTGATTGCAGTAAACACATTGCCCATGTATATTGTCTATGTTAAATCTTAGTTCAGGGTTACCTCCTGCGCTATAATAATGTCCTGCGTCATACTTTCCAATTAAAGGAGTGCCACAACTTATACATCCTTTGTCTTTATCCCTTAGCCTTACATATTTGTTTACTATTACCTGAAGCTCTTTAACATGGTCGGAATAAGTTTTTAGCTTATCCTTTAATTGCTTTTTTTCCGCTTTCCATTCTTTGTCTTTTACCTTCTTACTCCATTCTAAAATGCAGCTAGGTTCTAAGCAAACTTTTTGAAGAAAGTACTTAGGTTGAAATTTATCTCGACAAACTTTACAGTGTGGCATTAGTTTAATTGGTCTTTAATAAAAGTGATATATTTCTCTGTGTACTTTTGGTAGAACTCCGCAAACTGTTCTTTAGTTGGCTCTTTACCTATCTTCTGTTTGCAGTAAATATACAATACATTTCTTAGCCTTTCGCTTTGTGTCTTACCGTTTGGTTTGTCTAATACTACTTTATCAATCTGAGTTATTTCATCTGTAGAAAGTCCTTCGCTTTGTTTAAAGTATAATACTCCTGAGCTGTCTAGTAGCTTATCTACTTCCATTAGTTCGCTGCTGCTTTGCTCTAGGCTTGTAATAAATGAAATTTTTAAGCTCTTGTCTTTTCGTCTAGTTACTCCATCGAGTGTGCATTGTTTTAATAGTTTCATGTCGTTTTGTTTTTATGTAGTTCAATATATTCTGTTATATTATTTGTTCTTTGGTCTGCTAAATTCGCTCTAGTCCTTAGCTTACTGTTCTCTACAGACAGTTTGTATATCTGAGAATCTTTATTTTTCAATTCTTTGCTATACATTATGCTCAAGTCATAGAGTTGGTTAATCTGTTCTAAGGCACTTTTAAGCGTGTGTAAGGTGTCTTTAGTTTGTTTTGATAGGGTAACACCCTTTAAAGCATCTTCTTTGCTTAGAGGCGTTATATACGCTCCATTCTTTTCTAGCACCCTTTCAATAAGAATGTTTAATTCTAATTTTGTAGTCAACTGTTCTAGTGTCATATCTTAAATTCTTCTTCTTCCATGTAACCGTTTAGCCAGTCCTCGTCTTTTGTTGGCTTAGGTTCTATGGTGTGGTTTATATCAAATGCTTTATTTGGTTTTAAAGGTAGTGTTTTTTGTTCTTCTTTTACTTCGTTATATTTTCCTCTATCTGAATAAACCCTATTACCTCTGTCATCTAGCATATAATATCTTGACTTATCTACATCAAAATACAATGTATAAACTCCGTTCTTACTAACTCCTTTCGGTTTACTCTTAGCTATAATTAAATGCAATTCGTTATTTGTGTATGGCACTCCATTCTTAGAGCTTAATCCTAAAGGTGGTCTCCATTGCATAAGCATAGATAATCCTTTTCTAAACCATACCTGACCTCCTGCAAGTTCTCGAGCGTGTGGAGCAGGATAAAAACTAACCCCATCAACTGTAGATTGTGATTGGTCTCTAACGTGGGTTATTATACAGTTATGTCTATTGGTTGTTCTAGCGTTTCTCCTAACCTTTCCTAGTATTCTACTTAGGTATTTATCTTCTCTGCCTAAATCTTCTGGTAGATACTCCTCGCTTAATTCATTCCATGGGTCAATAGTAGTAGTATTAAAAGTAGTGCCTAATTCAGATTCTATATTATCAACTAATTTATAGAAGCCTATAATAGTTAAGTCTTTATCTAGTGGGTCTACAACTACAAAATGTTCATCTATAAACTGCTCAGCATAAACACGCTCTACTTCATTCATTGCATTGAATCCTTTTATAAATCCTTTGCCTATAAATTTATGGCATAGTTCAGAATATACATCTTTGAAGTCTCCAGTTTCAGGAGTAAATATAATATGCTTCCAACTGTGAACACATGATAAGTTTATTAATATCTCTAACCAAAGTTCTGTTTTACCACTTGCAGGAGCAGCTCCTAAATAAGTAGTGCATCCTTCTTTGATAGTTAGCGGCATATTATTCCAATCCCAACCTATAGATTTACCTCTTTGCCTACCATTATTTCTAAGGTCTGTAAGTTCTTTCTCGACTTCTGCTAGTTTCTTATACATTAGTTTACAGGTTGGTTGTTAATACTTGGGTTGTTTGGAGTTGTATAATCATTAAACCCTGTCTTACTCCATGAAGATAATCTTCTACTAAGTCCAAATGTCTTTTGCTTTTCAAATCTCATCTTTTTATCCTTTGCTCCATGCTCTGTCCAGTACTCCTCAAAATCTACAAATAGTTGTTTAGGGTATTTATTAGGATTAGCTTTTATAAAATGAGAAATGGATAATCGAAAATCTTGTTTTCGTTTTAATATATCTTTACCTTTATCTGTATCTGTTACATTAACTGTATCAGGTTTTCTAGGTTCGGTTAGGTTATTTTTTAACCCACTAGGTTTTCTAGGTTCTTCTAGGTTCTTAGGTCTGCCTCCTAACTTGCCATTATTTCTACTCCTTTCTGCTCTTACTTCATATTTTTTTAAATCCCTCTTTAACTGCTGCTTAATAGGTTCAAATACAAGGTCTACTACAATGTCATCAACTACTGGGTCTTTATCATTTACATATCTTAGGATAGTTAGTAGTAGTTCTCCTGCTTTATCTTTAGGCATCTTTTCTACGGTATGGATTAAATCCGCATATAAAATAAATCCTTTTTTGTCTGTTGCCATAATATATTAGATATAAAAAAACCTCATTAGGTTCGTCGGTTGCAGCGAGTCCCCTAATAAGGTTTAATGTTAATGTATATTATGTATAGTCGTTTCTGCAACCCGACCACTATATACTATTGTAATAAATTATTTAAGTTGTACAAATATAAGCTATTTTATTTTATATCCGTTGCTTAAAAATAAATCTATTACCTTTTTAAAAGGGCAAATCACTTTCCTCCTCAGCTTGTACAGTTTCTTTCTCTGTAGCCTGACTATCGTCTTTTGTGCATCTCCAACTCTGTAGAGTAGTGAAGTATTTACCTTGCCATTCATTTGTTGATACATTAAATTTTACGCTTACTTTATTACCTACTACGTTATACTTCTTAAATTGTTCTACCTTCTCCTGAGAGAATACTTCAAAAGCATATAAGTTGTTGTAAGTCTGGTCTGTTGTAACTGTGTAAGTTAGCTTCTGCCATGGCGTGCCATCCTTTCCAGTTCCTGTTACTGTTTCTCCTATTTTGGTTAGAGTTCCTTTTACTTCTAATTCCATAATTTTTATTATTTATTGTTTATTAAAAAATACGTTTCTAATTCTGTGTTAGTTAAAGCCTTTATTATTATAACTAAATCTTCTACTGTTCTTATAGCTCTTTTCCAATTACCTACTTTTAGGGTAAATATAAATTTTTCTCCATTATACAGGCTTGCATAGTGCCATTTCTCCATAGTAAAATATACTCCCTCATATCCATACGTAAACTTACTAACTCCAGCTACTGGTTTTCCGTATGTTTTTCTCCTATCAAAACCTAATTGCTTTAATATATCTACTGTTATTTCCATAGTTTTAATTGTTTACAAATATACTAATTTTTATCTATATAATTCCATTAGTTTAGTACAAAGCTCATTGTGATAGTTTCTATATTCTTTATCCACTTCTATTACTCCTTTTATTTTATTGATTGAGTGGATAGCTGTAGCATGGTCTAAGTCGAATACATTACCTATTTCATGTAGGGTTATTCTGTGAACTTCACGCCTTAGAAAATAAGCTGTAAATTGTTTAGCTCTTATTAACTGAGCCTTCCTACTCTTTACTTTTATCTTCTCTAGTGGCACATCAAAATAGTTAAAGATTAATCTACATATATTTTCTATATGTTTATCGTGGTTTAAATACATTTGTTTATGTTTTCTATAGACTTCCTCGTCTATTGTTTTAAGGTAGCTCTTGACTCCTTTATCTGTTAAGTAGTGTGCTTGATACATTGTTTTTAGTTTTTAGTTTTAAAAATTTCTTTTACCTTGATTCGCATCACGTAGTCCGCCTTTTGAACGTGCTTCTCTATGTTTTATTTTTCTATGTTCAGCAATGTTTGAATACTTTTTTTTCTTTTCAAAGTGTCTTTTCGATTTATACGACATATTAGAATTGTGTATTTCATTTAATTCAAAATTTAATTCTGGATTTTTACCAGGCTTTTCAATTCTAAAATCTTCTGGAATATTTATTTCATCAAGAATTTCATCAACGAAATTTATTTTATCACAATTAAAATAATAAAATCTTAATATCCTGTGCTGTTGACTTGTTAATAAATCGCCAACTCTCATGTCATAATACCTTCCAAATTTAAGATAGGATTTCTTTGTTAATGTTCTTAGTAATGTTATCATAATTTTTTAAATAAGTGAATAAGTTTATATCTGTGTCGATTAATATTAGTTCTCTTTTAAAGTGTTTCTCTAACCATTTGCCTTGTTTGTTATACCAGTCTAAGGCTTCTTTTCTGGTGTAGTAGTATCTACTGTACTCCTCTAAATTACCTCTACTATTATAGACTTTATAAATGTAGGGCTTAAATCTGTCCTCCTTTCTCATTCGCTTATTATTGGTTGTTTGTTTAATATCGAATCTCTGTACTCATTGTAAAACTTTCCGCATTCTATTACTCGCTCCATTATCTCCTGCTCTTTATCCGTATCTCTTTCAAATGAAATAGTAGTAACTCTAAGAAATGGGTCGTGTTTATCTACTTTGTGTATCTTATAGTTATCCCAATCTTTTAATAAGTAGTCTGGAGTTGATACCATACAATAAGCTAGTTCTGCTTTAGGCTTATCGTAGAGCCACATATACGCCCTTAGTTGCCATTCGTAGTCTTTGTTATTAATGTCATCTACAGCAGCAGGAAATGTTTCTAAACTCCAACTTGTCTTAATGTCGATTATCTTATCCTCTGTATTAATGTCGCACTCGCCAGTTATAAACTCGTTAGAGAGGCGTTCTGTGTTCTTTAGGTACAAAGTACCATGCACCTCGTTATAAAGGTCTATGCTAGTATCTTCTAAATCTATTCCTTTGGTTAAATACTTAGAATCTATCATAGACTTGTATCCAAACAAATCCTCTTTTACTAATTCTTTGATGTATGTTTTACATCCTGCTGACAATGTTTCACTTTTAGCTCTAGGGTTTGTCATAATTTTACCTAGTGCTGAGCTTCTTATTTTCATAGTTCTGTGTTTTTAGTGTAATAGTTTTCTAATTCAAACTTATGGCTTTTCTCCATTAGTTCTATTCGTTCATCTTGAGCATCTAATATCCTTTTATAAGTATCAATAGTGCTTTCTAATACTACTATTCTTTTGTCTGCTGTTTCCAGTTCAGTTCTTAATATAGTTTCCATGTTATTTAGTTTTTAATTCGTTATACTTAGCTATCTGAATGTCTGTAATAATGTACTTATCTTTTAAGTCTTTACCTTCTGTACCTTTTAGCTTTTCTCCCTGAGCGTGTTTAGCTGTGAATGTTACTTTGCCTACTGGTTTGTTTTCTTGAGTTCCACAGGCATCTACATCTTTATCTGTAATAAGTCCTAAAATAGTAGAGAGGCTGTAGCGTCTTAAATAGGTTATGCCACTACCCAAAGTTTGGTAGTCATTCATACCTTTTAAAGTTACCTGTGGAATGTCTGAGCTGCTTTGTATTTGCTCTCCACTTTCTACATGGAATACTGTAGTAACTAAACTCCTAGCATCTAGGTTTTGATAGAACCCTAAACCATGTTTATTGAGTAGTGGTTTAATTACTTTAAAAATAGAGTTGAGGTTAGAGTATGTGTAATTGAATCCTTTAGTTTCCTCATGGATAGTTGGTACTTCATTCTGAAATTCCGATAATGCTTTTAGTAAGTTTTTCATTTGTTTTCGTTTTTAGCTTTGTTAATTTGTTTCTGTTCTTGAGCTTCGCGCTCTGTAGCGTGGTGTGAAATATCTTTTACTGTATAAGTTCCGTTATTCCAGTAGTTGGTAGTACATACTTCGTATAAGTCCTTCTGTACTTTCTTAGCTTCGTAAAGCGAGTGTGTTAGTTTATGCTTCATTTTGTCTAGCTTTTAAATATTTATAATAAAGCTCGGTGTTAAAGTTATCCCAAAAGGATATTAAGGCTGCTTTGTTTTTCATAGTTTCTAGTTTTAAAGATTGTTAATATAAGTTTTTGCTTTGTTTTTCATGTGTTCAATATCTAGCCAGTCCAATAGTTCGATAGTATCAAATGTAATACTAAAGTCCTCGCCGTATTCGTCAGTACCTTGTAGTATAGTTTCGTTAGTGTCTGTAGACATAAAAGTGTTAATGTCATTTAATCTTTTCTTTTCCATAGTTTTATAGTTTAGTAAATAAGTTTTCAACAATATTAAATTAAAGTTTTCGAATAAAAAAATTTTTAAGTACTTATTTTTAAAATTAGGCAAAAAAAGAAGGATAACATTTCTGCTATCCCTCCCGAACCAAACTAAAACTAACTATGAAGCTGTAAATATAACCCTTTTATTTTAATTACTATTTTTTAATTTAATTTCTTTTGCTCTCTGTAGTATGTAGCTGTCAACTTCTAGGTCTGCTTTGGTGTACATCCTAACCATTTCTTCAAAGCTATACATTATGTCGTGGGGGTCGTCAATAGGGAAGTATGTGCTATACTCTATTTCATTATCCGATAGTTCTATTCTTGTCATTTAAAATAGTGTGTTAATCTACAAATCTGCCCATTCTCTTTATGGTGTATGAATCCTTCGATTGCTTGTTTTGAGATATACCCTTTTGTATTGTGCCAACTATCGCTAGGACTAGGACTTCTCAGGCTCTCTACAGTTACACCGATATAATCTTTTGAGTTCTTATGGTGTACGTGATGCGTATAAACATAACGGTAATCTGTTTCACTCCAGAGGATAGGTCTTTCTGTAGCCATTAACAAAGGTAGGTCTTGGTTCTTTGCTCCATCTCCATGAGTAGTGCCTATTAAGTTCTTATGGTATTTAAAATATTTACGGTGTGCTATACTACAGTCAAAAGTAATATTCTTGCAATGTCTGAAATGGGTTTTAATTACATCGGCTAGAAAAAAACCTGTCATATAATCGTGGTTACTAGGGTTGAATGTAAAGTGTACATCTGCTATTTGTATTAGCTGCTCAATTACTTCTACGTATAGTTTCTTAGCATCTAGGAAATTCTCATACCACATTCCAGACTGGTCTTGGTGAGTTCCAGAAGTCGTGCTACTTTTAGTATTATCGGTGTGCAGTATATCGTTACCTGCTATGAAGTTAATCATGTCTATATTAAAACCGCTAGACTTATCTAAGATACCTTGTACACCCTCCTTTACTTGCTTAACTGCTATCTGACTATTATAGTCTTTGCCTGTTTCTAATATAGAGCAGAGTTTACCTACGTGAATATCTGCAGGGTCTAATACCAACAAATGCCCATCATTAGATTTAGTTCTTTTTATAGTTGGATAATTTGGAGAGTATTGTTCTAGCTCCTTAATTAAATCTTCTGCAAATTTATTCTTTTCTTCTGTCTTAAAGTTTGGATTCTTAAAAAATAAACTACTCTTATCTGTTTTAAGCCATCCATGTTTTACGTCATCTGGGTTTATTCCTGCTGCAATGCTTTCCTCTTTTATCCTTCTGTACTTTTGGATTAAGTCGTACTCGTCATCTTTCAATCTTAGTCTTGTAGTGTTTCGCATAGTTTTTAATTTGCGTAAATATACAATTTTTTAAGCTACATAGTTTTTGCGTAGAATCACAAAGAACAAAGCAGCTAGTATAACTATTAGAATAATTGTAAACCTATTGTCTTTCTCAATAACCTTTATCTTATCAACTGGCACTAATACCTCTCTTATTAAAGTATCTCCTTTACATTCTACCTCGTGGTAAATCTCCTTCCTGAGAGTGTCGTAAAAGTACCTTAGAAAGACTTTCTCATTGTTCACTACTGTTATACTATCATGTCTATAGAAAGTCGCTGTAGTGTCGTGTATGTAGCTTTCTACTATTACAGTATCAATAACCTTAATAGTATCTTTAATAACTAAGCCATGTTTATAAGCATAGTTCTCTACTCTCTTTATTTTACGGTTAAGTCTGTTTTGAGGACTGCAAGAAAAGAAGCATACTAATATTAGTATAGTTACAAAGGATGGTAATAGTAATAGAGTTCCAAATCTCATTTCTTTTTTAGCCCTATTAGAGAATCGTTACTTCTTAGTAATAAAATTCCCAAAGCACCAACTGCTCCAGCTTCTGTTTCGTTATGATGTTTACTAATGTATAAACATATAGCTATTGATATAATAGTTAATCCCATTAGCGTAGTTACTATTCCAGTTTTAAATAATCTTTCCATTTTGTTTTTTTTAGTTTATTTGAAAATGCGCTCCGTCTTTTTTCCATAAGTCATAACCCCAACTTAATATAACTCCATGCTTTGCAGCTACTTTAATTAAATGTCTAGCTATTGGTTCTAGGTATTCCATATCCCAAGAAGCTCCACCGTTTACATAAGCGTATATATCAAAAGCGTTTGAAGTTAAATGATAACTTTTAAGAGTCCATGTTATTCTACTCTTGTCTGGTCTACCTTCTATTCCTATTATGCCTTTATCTATTAACTCTTTAGTAGTACGACCTCTAGCATATAGCTCCTCCTGTCTACGAAATGTTCTAAAGCCTCCATCTCTTGGGATGCCAAAGTCATAAGGGCTGTCTGTGATTCCCTCTTTTAAAATGGTTATTAATATAGGGTTAATATCCTTAATACGTTCTAAACTTCTTTTACTAAATCTGTACATTATATCTTTAATTCGTGAATCGCTGTTATAATTCTTAGCTCCATTGCTTGCATCTTACCAGTAATGTCGGCTATAGATGTATCTGACTTATCTCTGTTTTCTTTTACTTCATCTTTTAAGCTATCTAGTCTTTTATGAAGTACCTTATTGCTATCTTCTAAAGTCTTAGCTCTTTGAGAAAGTAAACTAACTGAGCCTTTTATTTTAAACCAGAAAGCAAAAGCTCCTCCTGCTGCACAACCTATACTTATCAAAGCATTTAATCCTAGTGTTATTCCTTCTGCTTCCATTCTCTCTCTATTTAATTGTTTATATTATATCTTCGCTCCATTCAGGAGTAGCCATTAATTCTAAAATTGCGTGATGGTCGTAAGTTCCAACTGGAATAACTGAGCTGTCTGAGATAAAAGTAGGTGTATAACCTTCTTCCCATTTTATTACAAACTGTGTATTATCTAAAGATTTACGTACTGTACTTGCAGACGTTTCTCCTATTTGGCTAAAGTCTATTAAGTCTAAATCTGTTAAGTTAATAACCGCATATGTTTTTGTGTTGTGCATAGTTTTGTTTTATAGTGGTACGTCTGTAACAATATCTCCAGCATCCATATTAGTCATAGTTCCGTTATTACCTCCGCTTCCGTTATCTGTTATTGTTGGATAAGTATCACCATCACCGTTGCGATACCACGCAATAGGATTGAGACTTGTAAGGTCTACCGTTGGTGCAGTTGATAAGGTTACTATTTCTGCTGGTGTTACTACTCTATTAAAAATACTTACTTCGTCAACATTCATATTAGACCTATAACCCCCTCCAAGCCCTCTACTTATTTCCATAGCATTAACAGCTACTGTCCCTAAAGCAGTTCCGTTTGTAACCTCTCTTGATATGCCATCTACATATATTTTTGTAGTAGTAGATCCGTCAAATGTAAAAATATACGAGTGCCATAAAGCTGTATTAGGATAAACGGTTAATGAATAAGGTCCACCGACATTAGGCTTAAATAACATACCATTTCCACCGCTCCACCAATAACACAACGCTATATTATTAGTTCCATCACTTATGTTAAAGAAATTTGTTAAAGTAGGGGTTGCGTTTAATTTTGCAAATATACTTATAGTGTAAGCATTTCCGCTTGTCAATGGATTTGCAGATGTTAAATAGTCATCCACACCATCAAAGCTAAGGCTCTTAGTATTAGCGAAAGGAGCGCCTCCTCCAGCACTTACTACTAAGCCGTTTGTATATTTATAACCGTATCCATACATAAATACTTATTTTAAGATTACTACTACACTTCCACTTGTCAAAGTGATTGCACTAAAATAAGCACCGTTCTGAGGTGTTATTAATACTCCTCCTTTTACTGCTGTTGCAGGTGCTGAAATATAAGTAGCTTTAACATCTCCTGCTAGTCCATTAATTTTAAGACTTGCTATTACTGTGTCCTCTGCTACGTAATAAGAGTCTGCATGAGTTGTATTCTCTACTGTGTCGTTTACGATTATTACACCGTTAATTGCTATTAATTCTCCTGAGTTTGTCATTTTATTTATTTATTAATTTTGTGGTATTTGGCATTCATCGTATGCTAGTGGTTGTGTAAATTGGATAGACATTGTCCATCCTGTTAATGTGTCATCGAATCGTTCTGTAAAACTGCTTACACTTCCATTCTTTTGTAGGCTTACAAACTTCCAATTATCTGTATAGAGTTTATCAAAGTAAGCGAGTACATCTAATAAGGTTAATAAGGTATCGCTCTTTACTTCTGTTTCGATAGTACCTTCATTAGCTTTATCCATTACTAGGATGTTAAAGCTGTTAGTTATAAAGCCATCGCCTACACTTGCAGGGCTGTCTTGTACAAATAAAAGCGGATAGTTAAAGTCTTTAAGTAGAGAATCGTGTTGCACTACTTCCCATAAATCTCCGTTACCGAACTCATTTATCTGCCTGTGAGCTGTTGCGAAGTCTTGAAACTCTTTTATTATTTGGTTGTACGTTATCTTCATTTCTAAACTTTCTTAACTTCTTATCTACTATGCTAAACTTTTTTACTTTATTTTTCGCCATATCTTAATCGCAACAGTCTCTTAAATAGTCAAAGCCACCTCTACTCTTTTCATTACCTAAAAACAAACCGCCAGTAAAAGCAGAGTTACTAGGGTAGATGTCATCGCTATCTGAGTTACTTGTATATAAAGGAAACAATGTATGATTAGCAATAAGGTATCTAACTATGTCCTCTCCAAACATCTCTGCTTTATCTCTCCATCTATTTAATAAGTGGTTTAAATCATCAAAAGAAGTTACTTGGCTGTTCTCTGAGTTCTGCTGTACTACTCCTTTATTTCTGTACTTGTAAGCTAGGATAGGAGTCATCTCGAATACTAAGTATTTTAATAAGCATGGAGCTATATAAGTGTTGACTAGTATAAGGTCATTTCCTGCAAGCGTTCCTAATCCTGCTTTGCTTATAATGTCATCGAATAAGTCAGTACCTAGAATCGGTTTAATGTATTCACGCTGCGAAGTCCAGAGCGCATCTACCATAAGTCGCTCGTCTACATTGTCATCTAAGATAGAGTTATCCTTTATGTAGTCCATATCTATTAGTAGTGTTCTAGCCATTGTTTCTATCTTTTACTTCTCTCCTTATGTTCTTTGCTCTTGCTGTGTGTGGGTGTAATATCACAAATTCAATATCTTCTTTAAGCTCCTCAGCTACTTTAACTGCGAGTTCCTTTTTAAACTTTAATCTTTGGTAACTACTTAGCATCTGTCTTTACTTTAACTGTTCTAGCTCTCCAAACATGACGACAGTAATTAGTCCTAGATTTGGTTACTGGATTATTATACCATCCTCCACGATGAGCAAATACGTTAGAACCTTGTCTATTGTTCATTACCATTATATCTTTAAGCTCATAGCTTCTATCTTCTCTCATTAACTTTTTACAGAAGTCTCTACTGCTACCTCTTAATGAAGGAGCATCGTGTCTTAAAGCATATTTGTAAACTGTTATAAGTTCTGAAGTTTCCTGCTCCCCTTCCTCAGTTACTTTTATCTTAGTTTTTGTCAAGTCTAATAAACCGTTCTTAACGAGCCTATCTATTCTTTCCTGTACTTCGCTAGCTGTTTCTCCTACTTGTTGCCCTATCTCCTCTACTGTTACTTTAGGATTACCTTTAACTATATCTATAATCTGACTGTCTATTGGAGACATATCTGCAAAGTCGAAAGGGTTATAATCTAGCTCCTTTTCGCTTATTACTTCTAGCTCATCCTCTGCATAACCAAACTCAGATAAATCAAATTTAAATTCCTCCTCCTCGCTAAATTTAGATTCTGTTCTAGTTATAACTGGCGAACCCTTTAACCCTACTAAGCCTCTTATCTCCTCAGCACTCATATTATCTAGTACTTTAGTAGCTACCAATGGAGATAATGTAGCTAGTGCATCTGCTGCTCCTCCTGACTGCTCCTCTGCTTTTAGTGGAGGTAAGCCCGCCATCTCTCTAATCTCTGCTGTAGTCATTACAGCAGTCAAAGCATTTTCAGAAAGTGGTGTAGATATTGGTGCTATCTTTTCAATCTTTAAACCGCTAGGCATTCCTAGTAATACTACAAAGTCATTAAATAGCTTCTCGTATAATCTTTGGTTAGGTTCGATGTATGAGCTATTCATTGCCTCAATAGCTACCCTTAGCTCGTCAGCATTATTACTAAAGCCTGTATCTATTGTTTTAATGAATACAGAAGCATCTACTCCATGAGCTGTAAAGATTTCGTCTTGGATTTGTTGGTTAAGATTAATAAACTTGTCATCTTGTCCATTTGGATTAGTAGATATTATTTCAACTCCTTTCTCTTTACCGTCATCAAAAATAATAACTGGCTCACCTGCATTATTACTTCCATGATGTTTATTCTTAATTTGTTTTTTAATATATGCTTGAGCTTCTTGGGTAGGCTGACCATTGTGAAAGTTCCATATAGTTCCACCGCTGTAACCGTTCTTAGTATTGTTTAATACATAGTTAGCCACTTCATAGTCTGCTGCGATATACGGTACTCCAGAAACGTAATTAGGTAGGGGATATTCTTTAAGATTAGGTCTATAAGATTTGTAATAAACAATGTATCTTTCGCCTCTAACTGCAGAGCCATCAAAAGGAAATGGTGTTAATGTTTCAAAGTCCTCATTTGAAGTAGGTTTTCTACTTGCCCAGTCGTCAGTATAAAAGTAAGTATCTTCCTCTACTCCTACTCTAATATATCCAAAGTCAATATGGTTAATAATTAATCCTTTACCATCTTTAGTTACAATTACTTCTAAAGCATAACCACCAAATAACTCATTGTCTTTTACAATCTTTTTAGTAAGTTCAAATAAAGAGTCATTACCTACATTATTAATAAAGTTTTCTAGCTTAACTTTGTCCTGTAATGTTCTTACAGTTTGGTCTACCTTCCAACCTCTACCACTTATGTAGTTAGTCTTTCCGTTGATTATAGCATTATGCTTTCCACTTGTATTGTAAAGCTCTACTAAGTAATCTGGATAAAGATTCTTATAAGGTGCTTCTGCTCCATATACAATATAGTCTTTACCTCGCTCCTCTTTAAACACTGGAGGCTTATTAGCTTCAAAGTTAAAGATTAATATATTTTCTTTGTTCATCATGTTACCTGATGTGTTGTGTAAGTTTCGTTAATCGTATGCTCAGCGTAAGTAGTGCCTGTTCGCTCTAAGTCCATTAGACCGCTTTCCACTAATCCAGTTGAAAGTGTCGGGTCTAAGTTTGTTGTACTTAATTGCTCATAAACAAAATACTCATATTGTCCTCCTGCTCCTAGAATAAGCTCACCGATTAATGGTAGGTTAGTTCCTTCTGTAAATACAAATTCGTTATATCTATCTTTATATAAAGAAGTATCTGCCATTATACAATAGTAACTTACTTTCTCTGTTACATTCCTAAATTGAAATAGGTAGATAGGAGAAGATAATGTAGTCTTTTCCTTTAGTGTAAACGTCAGACTGTTGGTAGTATTTTGGTTTATTAAAATTGGCATTATTCAGACTCTTTCTTTTCCTTCTTTTTTTTCTCAGCTTTGAAAACATCTAATCCTAACTTTTTGTACTTCGCAAACTCTTTTACATCGTTCACTATGGTAACATGTCCGACTACTTTATGCCAAACAGTACCGCCTTTTAAAAACTCTTTTTTTAGTTCCATATTATCTATTGTAAAAAAAATACTTAGTTGTATAGTATAAACGAAAAAAGGGCAATAAATTAATACTGCCCTCTCTTAATTAGTTGGTTAAAACTATGCTATTGTTAGTCCTGCGATAACTGTAGAATCTACCTCTAGCATTCGCTGAGCTTCTTTAGACGTGATGCTATATGTATAGCCATTCATATCTCCAAATGCTGCGCCTGTTACAGATGTTCCTGTCAATTTATCTGCTGCGTGGTATGCTCCAACAGTCCAATAGTTTCCGTTCATATCTTTTACAATTACGAATAATCTAGCTTGGTCTAAAAGTGTTAACTCTTGGTTTTCTGCTGCTGTTAAATTCTTAGTGTTAAAGTCTAATACTGAGTCATAGAAATTAGTACCGTTCTCTAAAGAACCTGTATGAGTTTCAATTAAAGAACCGTTCTCTTTTTCTAAAGAGTATCTGTAAAAGTTAGTCGCTGCTGCTTGAGTCATTGCAGTAATTACTCCTGCTGCTACTGTGTCTATTGTTATATCTCCAAAGTTCGCGATTAAAATTTCAGAGATTCCCCCTGTGGAGTTTCTGCAATCTATTGCTCTCCCTTGTGTTAATGCACATGCCATAATGTTTTCTTTTTTTTAGTGTTTATAAAAAAAGGGGTAAGGTATTTTACCCACCCCTCTTTAATTTA